CGAGCTTTCACCGTGGTCGTTTATGGCGTACGCCCAAGGCTCGGCTATCGAGGGCGACACTGCGTTTGACGTTGAGTATAAAGACGGCGCAACCGTGATTCCGTTCATTTACGTCGTCCCCAACACCCTGGCCGTTTTGCTGCGGCAGATGGTGTTCTAATGCCGACCTTTGGCCCCCGGCCGCTCTTAGATTTACCGTACGACGAGTACGTCGGTCAGACCGGGCTCGTAGGTAACGGGGTCGGGACGTTTGTATCTCGCGTGTCCAACCAGTTAAATCAGCTGCAGCTGCTGGTGCGGGCAGGCGGCTGGGTTTGCATGAACTACGAGCAAGGCAGCCTTGTCAGAATCCCTGATCCGTCGGGGACTACGTTGGCCTCGTTGATAACGCATTCGTGCGGATCGACAGGATCCACAATAGGTGTTGCAAGTCTCTCGGCCACTGCGGGCACCACAAGTACGATCACAACGAACCAGACAATTCCGCGCAGCCTTGCCGGGTACAAAGTATTCATACTTGAAGGGCCAAACGCGGGTTCGACGCTGGTCATACGCCGCAACACGACCGGGGCCAACAGCGTTCTGACGGTAGACACCCAGGCCAGCGCGTTTGACGCGACGACGCGGTTTAAGTTGATGACCCCGAGGTTCTACTTCGTCAACACCTCCCCAAGCCTTGCCCTTTCTTGCTACGACTGGGCCACCAATTCGTGGTTGAGTCTAACAACCTCCGGAGTTACGTCTGCTTGGGGGACGGGGAACAACAAAGCAAAGATAATCGCTACCCCATCGTATCTTCGTAATACCCCCAAGGTGTATTCTTCTGGGACGGCTACATCTGGCGGCGCCAGCACTCTCTCGAACTCCGCCAAGGCGTGGGGGACCAACCAGTGGGCAAACTACCAGATTCGGTTGACCGCCGGAACGGGAGCGGGGCAGATCCGGTCGATCTCCAGCAACACAGCCACGCAAATTACGGTAGGCTCCGCGTGGGCAGTACAGCCAGATTCGACGACCCAGTACAGCGTAGAGCCCAACGAGGACTATTTGTACGGACTCGGCGGAAACTCTGGGGACGTGTCGTTATGGAGATATTCGATCTCATCGAACACTTGGACGCTTTTGTCCCCATCGGTTGCGCGCGGGGGATATGTGAGGTTTTCGGACTGGCAGGTTTGGATGTCCGACGTTGTCGCTGCGGAGTGGAACGATGAAACGCAGTTCAAGAACGGTCGGTACATTTACGACGGCCGAACGAACAGTGGCGCGACCGCACTCGACAGGTACGACATCGCCTCCAATGCGTGGGAAAGCGTCAACTTTCCGTTGGGCAACTTCGCCAGCGACAGCGGAAACATTGATGGAATCAGCGCCATAGGTTTCGAGAACAGGATATATCTCGCGTTGACGGCGTCCTCATCGTACTTTCAGATGTCTTTGGACGTTGTTCTGAATGAGAACTTTCCGGGTTTTGGCAACCCTCCCGCAGGCCAAACCGGATTCAACGGCGGCAACGACCGTAAGTTCTGGCTTATAGAGTACACAACGACGCGACAAAGGCTTCTGTACGTGTACACGATTAACGTCCAGGGCAGCAGTGGCTCCGATGCGGGGTCCGTGGCAAGAAGGATTATAATTCGATGAATGCACAAGCTCTGATCGACGCGCTGCGGCGGCGAATTGAAACATTGCAAACCAATCGAGATATTTTTTCTAGCTCTGGCGACGTGCTTGAGGTGGTAAGAATTGAAAATGAAATTTCCGACATAGCGGCAATTTTAGTCAAACTTAAAGTTTGATGGCTCAAATCCAAGGCTTGACTTTTTTATTTGGCGGGTTGCTTGGGGGTGGGGCGCCTCCTGCAGGAACTCAAGCTTGGATAAAAATTGGGGGCACTTGGAGACAAGCCACAGTCTACATCAACGTAGGTGGGGTCTGGAAAGTTGCCACGCCCTATGTTAAAGTGGGGACTTGGAGGTAACGATGGCTACCACCTACACGGATCTCTATAACTCGATCATCGACGCCACGGAGAATGCCGACGCGGAGTTTGCCGCGCGGATCCCCACGTTTGTCGATCAGACTCGCATGCGCCTAGCGCGCGACATCGACACCTACGGCATGGTCACCTACACCACCGTCTCTGCCTCCGCTGGCGACCCATACATCAACCTCCCCCAGGATGCCCTCATCCTCAAAGCGGTAACCCACATTTCCGATGGCTCCTACAGCCAACTCATCATGAGGACCGACGAGTTCCTCCGGGAATACTGGCCCAACCGCACCTCCGTGGGATCCCCCAAATACTACGCCCGCTGGGGTTTCTCCCAGTTGCTGATGGCCCCCGCGCCCACTTCCGCAGCCCTTGTCGAAATCTCCTACGTGCAGGTCCCCACCTCCATCGGACCCGTAGGCACCTCCACCAACTGGCTTACTGACTATGCGCCCGAAGCTCTCTTCTACGGCTGCATGCACGAAGCCTGTATGTTCATGAAGAATTATGACGCGGCGGCTCTCTGGCAAAACAAGTACCAGGCCGCCGTGGCCAGCCTCCGTAACGAGGCGCGGCGCACCCGTCAAGACGACAACCTCAACAATAACTCGCCCGCTGGCGGCGACAATACCCTGCAAGGCGGTGTCTGATGCCCTCCACGTATTCGTCCTCGCTTCGACTGGAACTTCAGGCATCCGGCGAAAACGCCAACACCTGGGGCACCAAGACCAACAACAACCTCAACCTGATTGAGCAAGCCATCGCTGGCTACTCCAAGATCACCCTGGCCTCAGCGTCCGCCACTTACACCCTTCCCATCGCAGACGCATCCGCTTCCGAAGGCCGCAACGCCTTCATCGAATTTGCGGGTACCGTCGCCTCCGCCATCTCCGTCATCGTCCCCGAAGTCGAGAAGGGCTACTGGGTCCGCAACTCCGCGACGGGATCCACCCTCACCGTCCGCACTTCCGCAGGGACCGGGGTCACCCTACCCACCAACGAGTGGGTTTTCCTGATCTCCGATGGCGTCTCCGTCTACAGCACCCTGCCCACCTCCCTCACCAACTACGCCCGCCTCGACACTTCCCAAACCTTCACCGGGGCCAACACCTTCACTTCCGCTGTCACGGTTTCGGGGCCAGCCGCCTTCGCCTCCCTCGTAGACATCAAGGGTCCCACCTCTCTCGCCTCCACCCTCTTCGTCGCGGGCACCGCTTCCTTCGCTGCTGCAGTCAGCGTCTCGGGAGACCTCTGGGTCAAGAACAACCTCCTCGTCACATCGATTGTCGATATCGGCGGAAGACTTCAAGTTACCGGAGAGTCCCGACTCAACAATGTCAGTGCTGCCGGTGCCCTCAACGTAACCCAAACTTTCCTGGTTTCCGGGGCGGCCACCCTTTCCTCAGCCGTAGACATCAAAGGCCCTGCATCCCTAGCCTCCACCCTAGTTGTCGCGGGTACTGCAACATTCAACAGCAACGTATCAGTCAACGCGGTGCTGCGTGTTACGTCGTCTGCCAACTTTGCGTCCGGACATTTTACGGGAGGTGTCCGAATGGCCAGCGATCTTTCGGTCACTGGAACCGCAACTTTCGGACGCACGATGTTTGTCACTTCTGCAATTTTGTGCGATACAACAATTGCAACAATTAACTTTACAGGACAGCAAAGTTCTTTTAAGTGCCAAGATCAAATTTCTATTGGGGCTTCTCGCGTATCGGCTGCAACTGTTGCTTTGTACATGTACCCTCAAGGAACGGGGGGAGCTTTCAGCGGGACGCTTTCCACAGACACAGCAGGAAAAGTTAGACTAACTGGAAATAGCGTACAGTTAAAAAGCGGACTTAATCTAGATGTAAACAATGACGTCAATGTGCCTAACAACCTTCTCATAGGTACCAGCGCTGTTGCGACTGGAGCTTACGGCACCCTCGTTATCGCGAATGGCGTAGCCCCAACTTCCAGCGTACTCAACAGCATCATTCTTTACGCAGAGGACGTGGCATCCAGCAGCGAGTTGAAGGTGCGGGACGAGGCCGGTAACGTCACCACTCTATCTCCCCACAACTTCTCCGGATGCGGCGGACCCAGCGAAGAGATGGCTTGGTCCTACTACTCCGAAAGAAACGGCAAGTTCGTCAACATCGACATGATGAAGCTGGCCCGCCTGTTGGAAAAGCTTACCGGCGAGAAACTTGTCTACATCGGAGACACGCCATGAAGGATGAAGCCGTCAAGCAAGGCATCGACGCCATCTCCGTTGTGACGGTGGTGGGTACCCTCGCGGGGGTCCTCCCAGCCATCGCAGCCACCTTCACCATAATTTGGACGGGCATCCGGATCTACGAGTCGAAGACCATCCAAAACCTGCTAGGCAAAAATGGCGACTCCTAAACTCATCCCAGTAACCCAGAAGCCCGGCATCGTCCGGGAACTCACTCGGTACGCGGGTGAGGGTGGCTGGTATGACGCCGACAAAGTCCGCTTCCGCTACGGCCAGCCCGAAAAAATTGGCGGTTGGCAAAACGTCAATGGCATCAGCGACCCCAAGTCAATTCCCGGCGTGGGCCGCAGCATCTTCACGTGGACCACCCAATCCGGCTACGTCTATCTGGCCGTAGGCACCAACTCCCATCTGGCAATCTGGTACGGTGGCCTCTACCACGACATCACCCCCGTCGCCGCATCCATCTCTGCCACCAACGCAATCAGCACTTCTGCTGGATCCACCACCATCACCATCGCGGTGTCGGCCCACGGCCAGGCCACCGGCAACTACTTCTACGCCACCACCGTCGCCGCAACCGTAGGTGACAACATCTATCCGGTGTCCGCGCCCTTTGGGGGCTACCCCATCACGGTGATCGATGGCAACACCTTTACCATCAACACCGGCACCACAGCAGCCGCCACCTCTGCCGCAGCCGGTGGCCTCCTCCAAGGCTACTTCCTCTTGGCCCCTGGCCCCGCGTCCAACCAGCTTGACACCGGCTGGGGTGCTGGCGTGTGGAGTGGACCCCAAGCCTGGAACGCGGAATTCACCGCGTTGGCCCCACTCCGCTTCTGGAGTCTGGACAACTGGGGAGAAGACCTGGCGGCCTCACCCCGCAACGGCCAGATCTACTACTGGGATAGCAGCATGGGCTTGACGAGTCGAGCCTACCTCGTCTCCACGACCCCCAGCCAAAATGCCCAGATCCTGGTGTCGCCAGAAGACCGCCACCTGATATCCTTTGGGTGCCCCGACGCCCTCACCTCCGTGGTCAACCCCCTCTACATCCGCTGGTGCAACCAGGAAGACATCACCGACTGGAACGCATCGGCCACCAACACCGCTGGCGACAAGGTCCTGTCGGGTGCCTCCCGCATCATTGCGGCGCGGCGGACCCGAGGCCAGATCCTCATCTGGACCGACGAAAACCTCTACAGCATGCAGCAGGTGGGTCCCCCCTACACCTTCGGCTTCCAGCTTATCGGTACCAACTGTGGTACCCTTGGCCAAAACGCCATGGTTGAGGTGGGCGGGCGTACCTTTTGGATGGCCGATGAACGCTTCATGGTGTATGATGGTGCTGCCGCCCGCCCCATGAAGTGCGACGTACTTCGCTACGTCTTCGACAGCCTCGACCGCAGCCAACTCGACAAGATCTACTGCGCCAGCAACACCTCCTACAACGAGGTGATCTGGTTCTACCCAACGACCACGGGCGAGATCGATTCCTACGTCATCTACGACTACATGCAGGACGTGTGGAGTATTGGCCGCCTGGTCCGCACCGCGTGGCTCGACCAGGGCATCAACAGTTTTCCGATTGGGGTCGCTTACGAAGCGTCCGCAACCAAACTCTACTACCACGAATTCGGCAACACCGCCGATGGGGCAGCCATCAACGCCTACATCGAATCCAATCTTTTCGATTTGGATGCGGGCCAGGAGTTGATGTTTGTGGATCGTATCATCCCCGATTTTTCGGGGCGCGATGGCGGAGTCATGACGGGCAACGTCACCATGACGCTGCATGCCCTCAAGTATCCCAACACCCCCGAATCCATGGAAGTGACGAAGGGACCCTACCTGGTTTCCGCCGCCACCCAAAAGATAGATTTCCGGATGAGGGGCCGCCATACATACTATCGCATTGAGAGTAATGATGTCAATACTTCTTGGCGTCTGGGTGCGATTCGTTTCCGGCTTGGCCGAGATGGTGAACGATGAAACCGCTTCTTCCCCTGCCCCCGACTTCCCTTCCGGTTGATGCCCAGATGGCGTGGGGGGAAATGATCCGCGTCCTCAACCTCTACCACGGCCAGGTGGTGACGGGGCCAGCAGTGACAGGCTACACAGTTTCTGCTACAGTACCGGCGTCGGCCACCCTCGATCTGGGGACAGTAACGGTTACCGCTGTTGCCAACACCCTCGTCAAGCTGCTGACGGATCTGCAATCGAAGGGCATCGTGAAGGTGGACAAGCTATGAAGGGATACGATTCTTTCATCAAGGGTTACGCTGAGGGCGGCCCCGTCAATCCCTTTGAAGCTTTCGTGGCCCCCAAGGGAAACATCTTTCGGACGATTCCGCGTACCTCCCGACCCACCTTCACCCCGTACAATCCGAATCAACAACTCTACGGTGGACCTGCTGAACTTCCGAGTGGTTATCGTAGCATCTACGGCAACCTTTCGAGGATTCGGGAGGAGCAAGCACGTCGTCGTGCTGCCGCAACTCC